ACATGAAGCTTAGTTACAAGCAAGGTATAGAGCTAGCTGAAGAGCAAGCTATAAACGTTTTGCTAAAAGGTAATAGATATGACCTTACTAAAAGAAGAGTTAATTATGATCTAGCAACTATAGGAATAGGTTGTGTTAAAAATACTTTTACAAAATCTGAAGGAGTTAAAGTTGAATACGTTGATCCAGCTAATATTGTTTATTCATATACAGAGGATCCTGATTTTCAAGACATATACTATGTAGGTGAAATAAAAACAATACCTATAAATGAACTAAAGAAAGAGTTTCCAGATCTAACAGACGAAGACCTAAAGGCGATACAAAGTCAAGGTATACATCAAAACTCTTATTCAACTAGTAGATACAACTCATCTAACTCTGATGACAAAAATCAGATACAAGTCTTATATTTTAACTATAAAACCTATATGAATGAGGTTTACAAAGTTAAAGAAACAGCTACTGGTGGTGAAAAGATAATATTAAGAGATGACACTTTTGATCCACCTATAAATGAAATGACAGGTAATTTTGGTAAAATATCAAGATCATTAGAAGTTTTATATGAAGGTTGTTTAATTTTAGGCACTGACTATCTTTTAAGATGGGAGATGGCTAAAAACATGATGAGACCTAAGAGTGATTATAGCAAAGTTAAAATGAACTACGCTATTAACGCTCCTAGAATGTACAAAGGTAGGATAGATTCTTTAGTAAAAAGAATAACAGGTTTTGCAGATATGATTCAACTAACGCACTTAAAACTGCAACAAGTTATGTCTAGGATGGTTCCTGATGGTGTTTATTTAGATGCAGATGGATTAGCTGAAGTTGATTTAGGTAATGGCACGAATTATAATCCTCAAGAAGCATTAAATATGTTCTTTCAGACGGGATCTATAATAGGTAGGTCTTTTACTTCTGAGGGAGATATGAATCCAGGTAAAGTGCCTATTCAAGAAATAAATAGCAGTAGTGGCGGTCAAAAGATACAAAGCTTAATAACCAACTACAACTATTACATGCAAATGATAAGAGACGTGACGGGTCTAAATGAAGCTAGAGATGGTAGCATGCCAGACAGTAGAGCTTTGGTAGGTGTTCAGAAATTAGCAGCTGCGAACTCAAACACAGCTACAAGGCATATACTTGAATCAGGTGTATCTTTAACTCAAGAGCTAGCTGAAGGTTTATCACTTAGAATATCTGACATATTAGAGTTTTCTCCTACTAGAGAAGCTTTTATACAGAAAATAGGAAATCAAAACGTTGGTATTTTAGAAGATATATCTAATTTGTATTTACATGACTTTGGTATATTTATAGAGCTAACACCTGATGATGAAGAAAAAGCTGTTTTAGAAAACAACATACAAGCAGCTGTTGCAGGTGGTTTAATAGATTTAGAAGACGCTATAGATCTTAGAGAGATAAAAAACATAAAGCTAGCAAACCAACTATTAAAGCAAAGAAGAAAAAAGAAACAAGACAGAGATCAACAGATACAACAAGAGAATATGCAGGCCCAAGCTCAAGCAAATGCTCAGGCTCAGCAAGTTGCAGCTCAAGCTGAAGTACAAAAATCTCAAGCTCTTTTTCAAATTCAATCACAAATGGAGCAATTAAAAAGTCAGATGAAATCTCAACAGATGCAACAAGAAGCTATGTTGAAAAAAGATCTAATGACTTTAGAGTTTGAATTTAACATGAAGCTAAAAGGTATTGAGGTTGACGGTGATAAAAACAAAGAGGCTTACAAAGAAGATCGTAAAGACGAAAGAACAAAAATACAAGCAACTCAACAAAGCGAGTTGATAGATCAAAGAAAAAATGACTCATCACCTAAAGATTTTGAATCTGTAGGTAATGACAACATGAGTGGTTTTGACATGGGTCAGTTTGGACCTATGTAATTAATTTTATAATTTTATAATATTTTATTATGGCTAAAGAAGAAAAAGTAGTCGAACAAGCTGTGGAGGAAATAAAACCACAAGTTGAAGAGACTGAAAAAGGTGATCTAGTACCTGAAGTTACCGTTAAAGAAGACGGTACGCACAAAATAGATTTTGACAAACTAGTGACTAAACCAGTTAAAGGTGAGGTTGCAAAGCAAGATGTCAAAGAAGAAAAGGTTGAAGAAGCTGTAGCTGAAGAACCAGTAAATGAAGAACCTGTTGTTTTAGAAGAAATAACACAAGAGGTTGTTCAAGAAAAAGTAGAGGATTTACAAGAGGATATAGTTGAAGCTATTGAAGAGCAAAAACAAACTGGTATTGAGTTACCAGATAATATTCAAAAGGTTGTAGATTTTGTAAATGAAACAGGTGGTAGTTTAGAAGACTACGTAAAGCTTAATCAAGATGTGGATGCTTTAAATGAAGAGCAGTTATTGGTTGAGTACTACCAAAATACAAGACCTCACTTAGATCCATCTGAGATAAACTTTTTAATAGAAGATAAATTTGCTATTGAAGAAGATATGGAAGATGAAAGAGATATTAAAAGAAAAAAACTAGCTAGAAAAGAAGAATTAGCAAATGCTAAGAATCATCTAAACGGTTTAAAAACAAAATACTATGAAGAGATCAAAGCTGGCTCTAGGTTAGCACCTGAGCAACAGAAGGCTGTAGATTTTTTCAATAGATATAACAAAGACAAAGAGGTTGCTGAAAAGCAAACTCAAACTTTCAACAATAAAACTAACCAAGTTTTTAATGACGATTTCAAAGGTTTTGAATACAAAGTCGGAGACAAGAGGTATAGGTTTAATGTTAAAAACCCGAATGAAGTAAAAGACAGCCAAAGCAACATCAATAATTTTGTTAAGAAGTTTCTTAATAAAAACAACGAGATGCAAGATGCTACTGGTTATCATAAATCTTTATTCACCGCAATGAATCCTGACGCAATTGCAAACCATTTTTACGAACAAGGAAAAGCTGATGCCATGAAGCAAAGTATTGCTGCTACGAAAAACATTAGTATGGATCCTAGGAAAGGTCAAAGTGCTGCACCTCAACAAGGTACAACATATAGATCTGTCGATGCAGATGGTCAGTCAGTTAAGTGGGGATTTAAAAAACGAAAATAAATTAACAAAACTTAAAAATTAAAAATTATGGCTTTAGCTGGAACTGGCGCTGAGTTATCACACGTGGTACCTCGCCCAAACAAACTTGCATATGACAACAACTATTTGTCAATTGCAGACAATGATTTTAACTTTGCAAAACAATTCTTACCAGAAGTATATGAGAAAGAAGTAGAAAGATACGGTAACCGTACTATCTCTGGTTTCTTAAGAATGGTAGGAGCTGAAATGCCTATGGCTTCTGACGAAGTTGTGTGGTCTGAACAAGGTAGAATCCATGTAGCATCTAACAACGCTACAATCGCAAACGTAAACGCAACAAGTGATGCGATTACATTAGTAACTGATCCTGCTGGAAACGGTGACGGATTAACTGCTGCTCAACAAGCTGCTTTATATTCTAAAGGAGATACATTAGTAGTTTCTCAAGGAAATAAAACAGTAAAAGCAAGAGTACAAGGTATAGCGGGAGTTGTACTTACGGTATCTGCTTACGACTATGCTGCTATCCAAGCGGCTGGTGCTGGAAATGCTGGGTTTACTGCTGCTGCGGTAAAACTATTCATCTTTGGTTCTGAGTATGCAAAAGGAACTGATAACTCGCTACAACAATCTGTAGACTCTCCTTTCACTAAATTTACTAACAAGCCAATCATATTAAAAGGTAAGTATTCTATCTCAGGATCTGATACTGCTCAAATCGGTTGGGTTGAAGTAGCTACTGAAGCTGGTGCTTCTGGTTATTTATGGTACTTAAAGTCTGAATCTGAAACAAGAATTAGATTTGAAGACAAATTAGAAATGGCAATGATTGAAGCTGAGAAAACTGTAGCTGGATCTGGTCTTTCTGGATCTTTCGGTGGATCTGAAGGTTTATTTGCTGCTGTTGAATCTAGAGGATTGGTTTATAACAACCAAGACTTTGGAAACGCTGTACCTGCAAGTGGTATTCAAGAATTTGATAACATCTTACAAGAATTAGACAAGCAAGGAGCTATCGAAGAGAACATGATGTTCTTAGATAGAGCTACTAACTTATCTATCGATAAAATGTTAGCTAATCAAAATTCTTACGGAGCTGGAGGTACATCTTACGGTGTATTCGATAATTCTGAGGATATGGCTTTAAATTTAGGTTTCTCTGGTTTCAGACGTGGATCTTACGATTTCTACAAATCTGACTGGAAATACTTAAACGATGCTACTACTCGTGGATTAATCGCTGACGTAGAAGGTATCATGGTACCTGCAGGAACAAGTACAGTATACGACCAATCATTAGGTAAAAATATCTCAAGACCTTTCTTACACATCCGTTACAGAGCTTCTGAAGCAGATGACAGAAAAATGAAGTCTTGGATCACTGGATCTGTTGGTGGAAACTTTACTTCCGACTTAGATAGCATGACTGTAAACTTCTTATCAGAAAGATGTTTATGTGTACAAGCTGCTAACAACTTTGTTCTACTTAAAAAAGTATAACATAACACAGGTAATTCTTACCCTCGTTGTAACTACGGGGGTAACTATTACCCTTATAAACTATTTAATTATATTATATCATGGAAAAAGTAAAAACAAAAAAATCACTAGGCATACCTTTAGGTATGAACTGGGAAATAAAAGATAGGCTTTATACAATGGAAGCCAAAAACAAACCTCTAGTATATACAATACCATCAAAGCACTCGTCTAAAAGACCATTGTTGTATTTTGATGAAAAACTTGGATATCAAAGAGAACTTAAGTATGCTACTAATATGGCTAGTCCTTTAGTAGACGAACAAGAAGGTGAAGCTACGTTAGGTAGAATCATAATGAGAAACGGTAAGTTGTTTGTACCAAAAGAAGAGCAGTGCTTACAAAAACTATTATCAATTTATCACCCATTAAAAGGTAGTATTTATTCAGAATACGATAAAATTGAAGAGGCTCAAGATGATCTAGCTTACATGGAGTACGAAATAGAAGCTTTATTAGCTGCTAAAGCATTAGATGTTGACGCGGCAGAAGCTATATTAAGAG